GTCCGTTTGTTGCCTTGGTTGGCATAGCACTAGCTCCTAACTAGATCAGGCGACGCAAGCCGACAGGAAGTAACCCAGGTCCGAGGAGACAACCTTGAAGTCCCAAGCCATCTGGGCCTCGACACGATCACAGCGGAGTTCCGGCATACGGAACCGGCTGATGCCGATGTTCTGACCCATGCCGTCCGAGACACCACGCCACGAGAACTGGTAGCCAGCGCTCGGGGTCAGGATGCCGGGGGACGGGGCGACGTAGTAGAGGGCAGCGTTCTTGCCCGCCGTGAAGGCGAAGCTATCCGCAGCACCCTCAGCGCCGCTGTTCTTGATGGAGCGGGAAACAAGCACACGATCCACACCGAAGAGGCGGGCAAGGATGCCCTCGGCGGGAACCTCAGACGAGGTGTACTTGATCCGGTCGATGATGTCCGGGTGATGACGGAGCTGACGGAAGGCGTCGTAGCCAAGGACGAGCACGTTCGGCATGAAGCCGGTGTTCGTCATGACGGTGGCCTTGCCAGTCTCGATGTCCTCAATCGGATCGGAACTCGTGTAGTTCGACCACTGAGTAAAGTCGGTTGCTCCGACGACATCGGTGTCCCAGACGCCCGTGGTAAAGAACGAGGAAGCCCAGTCGATTTCCTGACGGAGCAACATGCGCTGCGTCACGAACTCGGTGGCGTCCCGATCAGGCGAGATGGGGGTGTCAGCGTTCGCACGAACCTGATCCGAGACATCCTTGTGGAAGGCGTAGACCGAGGTCGAGTACGTGTCGGTGCTCAGGTTGTAGCCAGAGCCAGCGGACTCGGTAGCCGGGGCACGAAGCTGAGCCTCGTCCCGGAACCAATCGCCCTTGGTGTACTTGAAGTACTTGTCGCTCTGCTTCTCCACCGGAACGGAGGGGAAGACCTGATTGGCAATGTAGTTGCCCTGGTTTTGCAGGAATGCGACCGAGATGTTGGTCAGGATCGCATCGACATGAACGTCGCTTGAAGTGGGTTGAGGCATTGTTCCTTATCCCTTGGGTCAGGCCGCTCGGTGCGGGTTGGCGCAGTTGACAAGTGCCGAGCCGATAACGCCCGCAGCACCGGTAGCCGTGACCATCTGGCCGACGACATAGTTAGTGGTGTCCGTGCCCGGAGTCTTGGCATCAGCCTGACCGTCAGCGGACGTGCCGATCAGGTCACCCTCGTTGAGCGCCGCATCGCTGCTGATCTTCGTCAGACCGATAACGGTGATCTCGGCAATCTTGCCGCTGGTCGGGTCGTTCTGGAGAACGCCAATCGGAACATCGGTGGCGGCAGCGCAAACCGCAGCCTTGCCGTTGGAGTCAACCTTCACGAAGTAGAACTGCTTGGCCGAGAGGTCAGCAGCAGCTTCAAGGCTGATCTTTAGTGGGGTCGAGCCCTTGTAGGCCATTATCAGTTACCTCGCAGGTAGGCGTTGTACAGGGTGGGATCGGTGGCAACGGCCTTAGCAACCGCCTGCTCCGGGGTGAGGCTCGGGTCAGCATCAACGAGCTTCGCCGCAACCTTGTTGATCTCGCTCATCGGGCCGTCGTTGTCGAAGGACGAGGACTTGCCCAGCTCAGCGAACAGTTCGCCCGACTCGATCGAAGCGTTAGCGGTGGTCAGCACGTCCATAAGCGCCTTGAACACCTCTTCGTCAACCGATTCGGCAACGGTCTTGAGGATGGCACCGAACGAATCGGTGTCAGCCGCAACGTGGGGAAGCTCCGCAGCCTTCGCAACGAACTCACGCTCAAGGCGGAAGTCACGCTCGGCCTTGGCAATCGCTTCGGCAGCAGCGGCACGCTCTTCGGCGGCCTTGACGATGGCGACCACGGCAGGATCAGCAGACTTCATGATGTCTTCCTCTTCCTGAGCGAACTCGTCGGCCATCTTCTCAAGCTCGTCCGACATCTCGGCGTTAGCGGCCTCAAGGGCCTCGATGTACTCGTAGACCTCGGTGGGAAGGTCGATGGCGTCGTCAGCCTTGGCATAACGGCGCTTCTTCATCGGAGCTTCTTCCTCGTCGCCTTCTTCCATCATCATGGCAGGCACCTTCTTGCCTCCACGCTTCATCTTCGGGCCATATCCCATGCCCTTGTCAACGTCCTCGGCTTCAACTGCGTCTTCCGCAGCCTCGACCTCGGTAGCTTCCGTTTCGCTCATTAGCTGCTCCGGGTTGTCGCTTTTGAACAAGACGACCTTGCTCAACTGGTTCGCTGGCCGTGTGACGAGACTGATCTCGTCAAACTCCATGTCCGATAGACGGTT